GCTCCACTGTTGGTGATATTGCCGTGGGTGTGTGCTAATGGTGTGCGAGAATCACTGAGTCTGCTGTCGTTACCTTGACAGAAAGAATTCGCAGTGTTTCCAAATGTACCTGTAGTTAGCAAGCCACTGGTTGTCGTAATGATTGGTAAGTTGGGATTTGTACCAATCGTTCCACCGTTGGTGATATTGCCGTGGGTGTGTGCCACGGGTGTACGAGAATCACTGAGTCTGCTGTCGTTACCTTGACAGAAAGAATTCGCAGTGTTTCCAAATGTACCTGTAGTTAGCAAGCCACTAGTTGTCGTAATGATTGGTAAGTTGGGATTTGTACCAATCGCTCCACCGTTGGTGATATTGCCGTGGGCGTGAGAACTGCTAGCCGCGTCTGTAATACCGTATCCAGATAAATTCGTCGGAGTGCCGGTTATTGTGGACCACGCCTGAGTGTGTGCTAATGGTGTACGAGCATCACTCAGTCTGCTGTCGTTACCTTGACAGAAAGAATTCGCAGTGTTTCCAAATGTACCTGTAGTTAGTAAACCACTGGTTGTCGTAATGACTGGCAAGTTGGGATTTGTACCAATCGCTCCACTGTTGGTGATATTGCCGTGGGTGTGTGCTAATGGTGTGCGAGAATCACTGAGTCTGCTGTCGTTACCTTGACAGAAAGAATTCGCAGTGTTTCCAAATGTACCTGTAGTTAGCAAGCCACCAGTTGTAGTAATGACTGGCAAGTTGGGATTTGCACCAATCGCTCCACCGTTGGTGATATTGCCGTGGGTATGCGCTAATGGTGTGCGAGCATCACTCAGTCTGCTGTCTGCACTGCTAACAGCATCTGTAATACCGTATCCAGACAGATTTGTCGGAGTGGCGGTTATTGTGGACCACGCCTGGGTGTGTGCTGATGGTGTACGAGCATCACTCAGTCTGCTGTCGTTACCTTGACAGAAAGAATTCGCAGTGTTTCCAAATGTGCCTGTAGTTAGTAAACCACTGGTTGTCGTAATGACTGGCAAGTTGGGATTTGTACCAATTGCTCCACTGTTGGTGATATTGCCGTGGGCGTGTGCTAATGGTGTACGAGAATCACTGAGCCTGCTGTCGTTGCCTTGACAGAAAGAATTTGCGGTGTTTCCGAAAGTGCCAGCAGTGAGAACCCCTCCTGCTCCGGTGATGATCGGGACATTGGGCGTGGTTCCAACACCAAGTGGCGTTGAGCCAGCTGCTGTCAACCTCCCCTGTTGATCAACCGTGAGTGTGGCAACCTGAGATGCGCTTCCGTAAGTGCCAGGCGTGACCGCGGTATTTGCGAGGGAGATCGTGTTTCCCGCCTTGTTGAGACCTGTCCCCGCGGCGATCTCAATGGCAGCGCTAAACAGGATAAATTCAATATCTGAAGAGCCTATTTCACTAGCACCGAACAGATTGCTGCCACTTATACAGACAAAACTATCGCCCGCATTGACCAGACCTTCTCTAACAAATACATAAGCATTTGGGACTTCCGACCATTCATCAAAGTCCGCCGTGCGCGTCCATGCTCCTGCTGCGTTGTAGTTGTAAAAGCCATTCTTAGATTTATCAGTCTGGTCTTTTACAAGAACACGGTCGCCCGTAGCTAAAGTAGTGACAGTATCAATAGTCTGGGCCCCCGATAGCGTGATGTTTGCCGTGGTTGCAACCCGGACGGCGGTTTTAGGCTTCAGGCCTTGAGCCAGTGCATCCGTCTCCGCCTTGGTGTAGGCATTTGTAATTCCATACCCGGACAGAGTTGTCGGCGTTGAGGTGAGCGTCGAAAAGAGCTGCGTTCCCGTGTGATTCGCCCTGTTCAACAGGAACGCGTCACTGGAGTTCGCAGTGGCCCCCGTGCTGATTCCATTGAGCTTGGTCTTGTCGGCACCAGACAGAAGCCCAGCGTTACCAGCTGCCTCTACAAGCGGAAGCGTCGCACTCAGGCCAGTCGAGCTAGTGATGATCCTGGAGGCAGCCGTATAGCCGAGATTGGTCGCCAACCTGGAATCGTTCCCTTCGCAAAACGTGCCCCCTGCCGTCCCAAAGGAACCAGCAGTAAGGACTCCCCCAGCCGTCGTAATGATCGGGAGATTTGCGGTGCTGCCGATAGCGCCACCATTGGTGATATTCCCGTGGCTGTGCGATGTGGGTTCTCGAGGGCCGCTCAGCCTTGAATCGTTCCCCTCGCAAAACGTGCCCCCTGCTGCTCCAAAGGAGCCGGTCGTAAGGACGCCCCCTGTCGTGGTGATGATCGGGAGATTCGCAGTGCTGCCAATAGCGCCGCCATTGGTGATATTCCCGTGGCTGTGGGCAGCTGGTGGGCGGTTATTGTCCAGACGTGGATCGTCGCCCCTGACGACCTGGCCCGAGAGAGCGGTCCCCCCAGCAGCCGCGGGAACATCCAAGGCTGCGGCCGTCCCGAGAGTGGGTCGATTGGTTAGATCAAGGAAGGAGCCGCTTGTGGCGACCGTTGCCAAGCCTGAAATCGTGGAAGCGGCCTGGCTTCCCGTGTGGTTCGCCCTGTTGAGCAAGAAGGCATCACTGGAATTGGCAGTGGCCCCCGGGGTGATCCCGTCGAGTTTTGTTTTATCGCTAGAGGCGTTCCACCAGCTTGCGATGGATTGGAAGACTCGAACTGGAGTCCAGGCGCGCCTTTCCGTAGACGTGCCCTGGGTGGCCTCCGCTTCCGTGGCTGTTGGAGCGCTCCACTCCCTGGAGTCACTCAGCCTGGAATCTCCCGTTGCAACAGCATTAGAAACATCGCCGACACTGAGAACAACGCTTCCCGTGCGCCCAGCTACTGACTGAACAGGCGCTGCTGCTGCTGCCCTTTGCTCCGTGAAGTATTTGTTGACACTGCCTTCAGGGACAGCGTCCGTTGATCCTGGAGAGGCCGTGAGCTGGATGTAACTCGAGCCGCTCCATCGGTACTGCTTGTTTTCATCGAGTGCGACGTAAATGACTCCTGTCGTTCCCGGGTCTGGGAAACTTGCCAAATTGGTATATTCCCGAACGTCATCCACGAATCCCGGCAACTGTGAGGCTGGGACCAGACCGTTGACCAGGTCAGCCTTGGAAGACAGGGCGCTTGTCAGCTCCTCTGGCTGAACCGCCGTATCAGCGAGTTCCCCTTGCTCCCAGGTGGCATAGTCTTCCGAGTCAGTAAAGGCTGCAGAGCCAAGGTCCGGCAGATCCGACAGGTCGTTGTAGGAGCCAGTGAGCGCAACAAGCTTGAGATCGTCAATTTTGGCCTTGTCCTCCCCAGTGAGGAGACCTGGATCACCCTCCGGTTCCGCCAGCGGCAGTGTGACTCCTTCGCCCGTGGAGATATCGAGCTCGCCGGTTGCCGGGTCGTAGGACAAATCACTGCTGCTGACCCGTTCGTCAATCGCCAGTGCCGTGGTGTACGGAGTCATCAGCACTGAATTGCTGATGCTGTTTGGAGTCGAGAGATCTCCTGCTACGGCCTCCTGATTGGTCGCCCGATCAGAAGCGTCGTATTTGGTGTTGAACAGGAACTCGGTGTCCTCCCCCAGTTGTACGACTTCTTCTTCCAGGGTGTCGACCCTGTCCAGGAGGTCGCCAAGACCCACCCGCTGGTCCAGAGCCAATGCGGTGGTGTAAGGGGTCATCAGCGTCGTGTTGCTGATACTGCCTGGTGTTTCCAGGCTCCCGGCTACAGCCTCCTCTTCTGTTGCCCTGTCATCGGGCGAGTATTTGTCATCAAGTGCATCCTCCGCCTCGTCAATGCGGTAAGTCAGCAGGCGCCAGTTATCGTCAACTTCCTGAAACGAAAGAGGCTCACCCTTCTCCGATCTTGTCGTAATGCCCGGCTGATCCGGCATGCCAACTGATTGCCCTATCTAGCAATCCTAGAGAGTTTTACCAGGCGCTCCGCCCGGGAGCGACCCAAGCGGAGATCGGTTACCGCGGTGGAGAAACGACAAAAATCCACCGCCCTGGCAATTGCCCTTGCGCTACCAACAAGGGCGACCCCCTGACGCCGTTCTGCTTCGGGGGTCAGACAAGGGTAGCAACTCGCATGATTGAGGTGCCATGTTTTGAACCCTCCCTGAGGGCATGGGCCATCGAGCGGTGCACATGGTGTCGAATCAGCCCACTGAATTGGGCGAACTGCCGCTTTGAGAGGCGCAGGGTTGTTGGATTGCCCCCCTTGCCGATTCCAGTAACGCCACGCCCGATCAAATGACTCAGCAGGGCGTCTGCATTGGGCTCACTAGAGAGAGGGATCACAGCGGTTCCCCTATCCCAGTGGCCCAGGTCCAGCCAAATACTGGCCAGGCCCCTGCCTCCTCCGACCTCGAGGACTTCTTTGGAGAGAGAGATTTCACCTTCTGGAGCGAGCAGTTCAATGGCCCTCTCGAATGCATCGTGCTGCAGGCGGGCCCTGCAGACATCGTAAAAATGCCGGCCTGGAAGCATGTCAACAGCAGCGCGCACGGGGCCCGCTCCCGCTCGCTGCAGGGATCGCACCTGGTGCAGCATGTAGGTTCGCTCTGTTTCGAGCCGCTTTAGCTCCAGCCAGGGGCGCTGCTTGACTCCCTTGCACCTCAAAGTGCCACTGCCCATGGCATAGGCGACGGCCATGGAAACCAGACGAGCGCTCATTTTTCCCCCGGGAGAAACAAATGCTTCCGGCTGATCGGGGCATAGGGAAGGAGGGCCTCCTTGACGATTTCCGCATCCTTAGAGCTGAACGACAGTTGAGGCAGTATTCGAGAGGACTGGCCCGTGACGGACGACTTGGCGCCAGTTAAAAACTCGAGCCAGCCACTGACCAATCGAGCCTCGTCTCGCAGGGCCCCAACTCTCCTCAGGCGATGGTCCTTGTCCCCCTTTCGATACCCCTCAGCCCAAAGCCAGGCTGCTGCTCTGAGTCCAAGAATGTCCAAGAGGGGGTGCGTGATTTCCCGAAATCCATCGGGATAGAACAAGTTGTAGACCGGATCTAGCAGTGGACTCGAGAACCGGAATCGCAGCACCGTGGTCTGATGGCCGGTCTGGCTGGGGCGCATCTGATAGGTCGAGATCTTGGCCTGGGTTGGGATGACGAGCTTGATTTCACTTGCCTTCTCCTCGAGGAATTCACGCTCGTCGGCACCACCGTGAAAGGTGGCCTTGATATGGCCCTTGACCGCTGACCTGCTTTGAGAGAGGAAGCCGTCACCAAGGAAGACTCCCAGCAGGCCGCGAATGTCTGGTGCGTTCAATTTCACCCCACGCGTCCTTTCTAGTGTAAGAAGCAGCGGGCGGAATGCTTGCTATCAACATCCTTTATCTTTCGGAGCGTGTCATCCAATGTGGATAGACAATGATTTCCCGAAAATCCTGGGCGCCGAACTTTATCGACCCCATCCTGCCTACGTGGTAGAGATGGCGGTTGATCCTGTTGTCGTTCACGATTTCGGGGCACAACCAGGTCAAACGGTCGCCCTAGACCGCTATCGCTACTGGGGAAATCCTGGCACCAAGGACTCCCGAGAGCGCACTGCTGATCAGACGCTCGGCACGGCGTCGTCTCGCAACATCGTGAAGGACAAGGTCAATGTGACCCTTAAAGAGTTGGCTCAAGCCCTGACTGGCCTGTTCGCCCCTGAGGCGGACGTACCAGCTCTGGCTATCAGCTCCTTCGCGGCGTAATCCGCGTCGAACACGGAGTGAATTGCTGGAAGCCCTCCAACCGGTAGACTCTTACGGATGACACTGGGCCGGGTAATCAGCAGCCAAGCCAGCCAGGAATGGCTGGAAGGTTCAACGACTACCGTTGTCGACTCCCTAGGCAATCAAGTTGTGACACAAGCGTTTTTCATGGGATGTGCTCTTGGTGATGGCTGTCTGAGACGCGATAAGCGTTTCGGAACAGTTACGCTGTACATCAGCCGCTGTCAGCGCCAGGCGCCTTACGCGCAATGGCAGCTGGCTCGGCTGAATCAAGAGCTCGGGACTGCTGCATCTCTGCGCTCGTTTATGGACAAAGGGAAATACCCCGCCGTCCGTTTCGGCGTCAGCAGCAAGCGGCACCTCGCCCCCGTGTATGACGTCTTATATCCAAATGGCGTCAAAAGATTCACCCCTCAGGCGTTCAGTGACCTCGGCCCCGAGGCGTTGGCACTTCTCTGGATGGACGATGGATCCCTGGAGGTCCGTCGCCGTCAGAGGCCTCGCTCGATCAAGGTCGAGCGCTCTGGCTGGCTGCCCGTCAGCAAGGATGAAGAGGAGGTTGATGTTGTCGCTTCTTGGATTCACGACGTCACCGGAGCCTCTGGCTCAGTTGTTCGTCACAAAGGTGGAATGCTGTATCTCCGATGGTTCGCCAAGCAGTTTCGACTACTTGTTGGAGCCATTACTGAGTACATACATCCCTGCCTTGCCTACAAAGTTGACCTCAGTCGAACGGGCACTGTTGCCCAATGGCTGAGCGAGTCCCAACACCTGCTTGCAGGAAGTGGACGATAAGGCGGCACGAGTGCTCCGCACCCGAATCAGGTGGACCTGAAGGGTGATGATATAGTCTGAGCTGCAGCAATGGCAAAGCTGCAGAACTAGGGGATAAAGAGCCTCTAGGGTAACAACACTGATACCGGCCCCGCCGACCCTTCACAGGCTGACCAGCCCAGCACCTTCAAGGTGGCACGGGAGACGCTGATGACTTCTCAGCGCCTGCTGCTGGATACCCGCAATATCGCGGCGTTCCACCAGTCGATCGGCTCCTTAACACTTCTTGACGATTACCGCCGTTGGCGTGATCGGGTGTTCGCTGACGAGCTCTTCAAAGCAGAAGCCAACGGAAGGGCTGATTCCACCCAGGGTGGCTACTTCTTCCCCAAGAACAAGACCAAAACCGGCACCACGGTCGCAAGCTACGGCTCCGGCCAGTCCGCCAAATTTGGGGTCAAGGACGACCTCCTGGATGTCCTCGAGGGCATGCGTCGGCGCAACGTGCCAACCTTCCCGAATGGGCACTATCGCTGCATCGCCAGTCCCACTGCGATGAAGCACCTGCGCCAGGACAGCGATTTCCGCGAGATCGCTCGTTACCCCGGCAATGGCATGGCCAATCCGATGCAACCGCATCTGGCCCCCAATGCCATCAACTACCTGGGTTCTGGCGTTGGCTACGGCCAGGCTGGCTTTGTGGCCGGTCAGCCGGTCATGCCGACTGGATTCCTTTTCGAGGGGATTCAATGGTTTGAATCGACCAACCTGCCAGACAAGAGCTACACCACCACCATCCCTGTGGCCAGCATCTCTGCTGCTGTCACGGAAGCTGCTCCAATCCTGTTCTTCGGGATGCAGGCCGTTGGCGTGGGTATTGGCGGTGACAATGCTCAAATCCTGCTCAACAACAATGATGACTTTGGTCGATTCATCATCATGGTGTGGAGCCTCATGGCCGGCTTTGAAGTGCTGAACAAGGACTTCATCACGGTCGCCTACAGCTTCGTTTACTGATCAGAGGCTACTGACATGACCAAGAAGATTTATCCGGGCAACTATGTTTCTGCGCTAAGTGCTTACCAAAGCCAGGGCGTCGTGACCATGCCCGGTCGGACCTACATTCACAGGGTCGGCTACATCAAGGTCGATTCCACCGCTCGTACCGAGTTTAATGTCATTGTGCCATCGCCTGACAAGCGGCCCGATGACAAGCCCCGTCCCGACATCACCGGTCTGGTGATTCCCAACGGCGCATTTGTGTACTTCCTGGGTCTACGGATCCGGGATGCACGCAAGGACGCCGGCCAGGGCACTGCCCGTTCTGGACTGGTCTGGGGTGCTGGCACGGACCGCATCAAGCTCGCTAGCGCAGTGAGCGTGAACGGGGCGGCAATTACCGCCACGACACTCTCCACCACGCCGATTGATGACACCAGTAACACTGCCGCTCCCCAGAGCTCGGTGTTTGGTGTGATCACCCCCGTCAAGACCACAGCTCAGATGACCCTGAAGCTGTTCTATGACAACGGGAGCACGGCAGCTGGCGACGCTGCTGGGCTGACCTCCAGCGAGCCTGGTGGCAGCTTCCTCATTGCTGAGGTGGCTTACTACCTGGATGACGAGGCCAGCGACGAAAGCGCGTTTGGTGGCCTGCCTGCCATCGTCGAGACCATCTAGGACTAACCCGTGGAATCAGAGCAGGGTGATCTCGGTCGCCCTGCTCCTTCCCTTTAGGATTACTTAGAACAATGGCCTCTACCAAGAGAGCGCAAGCATGTCTCTTTACCTCGAGCGGAAAACTGGGCAGATCGTTGAATTGATCAGTTTCCATGGCAAGGACTGTGCCCAAGTCCGGACCCAGTCAGGAGCAGTGGTTTATCCGCTCCTGAAAGACCTAGAGGAGTACACCCCAGGCAAAGGCCGCACTGGCGGCAGCCCAGAGTCTCCCATGGCGGACAACTCCGCTGACGAGGACAAGATCCCTGAGCGGGCTATTCCTGTCGATACCCGATTGAATTTGAATCTGGCAACAGCTGAGCAGATTGCCAAGCATGTCAATGGTGTTGGCTTCTCAACAGCCAAGAAGATTGTCGAGCTGAGGATGAGCCTTCCTGGGGAGAAGTTCCAGAATCTGGAGCAACTCAAGTCCGTACCCCGAGTGGATTGGGAGCAGGTCCGCCTGGACGATTTGATCTATGTGGCCTGATCGCTAGACTTCACCGAGGCCAATTAGCCGCGGTGGCGTGGAGCTCAATCCTTACGACAAATCCCGCTGCCGGTTTCACCTGGGCTACAACCTAGGGGCGCAAATCCCGGCTGGCGATGCGGCCAGGTTAGAGGAAGCAATGGCCCGGGTTCCCGACAGCTTCTTCTATGACAAGGTCTTGGAGCATCTCAAACGATGCGACAACGCCTGGCAGCTCTCGGAAGTACTGCGGGATGAAACCCAGCCGATGCCCAGTCGGATTGAGCGCATCACGGGCGACACGGATCGGGCCATCTTCCAATCGGATCCGTTAAAAGCGGACCAGATGTACAGGGAGATCTACCTTCGGGAAGTGGACCGATTGGCTGAAACCCTTTACGTCCCCAATTACCGGCGGGAGGACGTACATCGCTTTGCGTTTATTCGCAGCGGTGCTGAGTTCATCATGGCGGTTCCCGGTCCAGCTGATACGGCTGTCGGGACTCGCGTGGCGACCATGACCGGCGCTATCAACTGGAGGTAACAGATGCCTGGCCAACCCGGAGCTTACGGCAGTGGCAGCACAAGGCAGCCCCGTCCCACTGCCGCCCAGGGTGGTAATCGCTGGTGGAGTCCAAATCCAACGCAACCAGGCGGCCGGTTCGGTCCTAGGCGGATGTCAGGACTGCCTCCTTCAGCCAAGGTCATTGCAGATTACCCCCAGGGCGTTCCCACCGGCAGCGTCGGCGGCGGAAACGCCGGGGGCTCGAGGCTGGCTTCAGCGCTTCCTCCTCCAACCCGGCAGGCTTCTGCTCGTATTCCCGCTTTTCAGGCTCCCCCACCCCGGACGCCTGGAATAAGCAATGTGGCCAGGCCCGTGACCGGCCCCTCTGGAAGAGAACGGGCCTACAACGCCATGGTCCAACAGGCGGGATTAACGCCAGAGCAGGCTGATGCCGCACAGGCAAGAGGAAAGGCCGCACTGGAATACCGGAAAGGAGGAGCCCTTGATGGAAGACTGGATCCTTCCCAGCAGGAATACTGGGATCAGGCGGATATCAAGTCCTGGGCTGGCGCCAACAAAAAACTTGCGGACAAGCTCAAGGCCAAGCATGGCTACGTGGAGCCTGCCTCAATTGAGGGCATCGTTCGCCCGGTCGTCAGCCAATTGCCCAACTTCTCTGGCACGGCAGAACAGGCCTATGCATCAACTGAAAGCAATCCGTTCTTGCCAGAGGTGAATCTTGGCAGCAAGTTCAACATCCCCGAAGTCCAGCCCCGTCCCGATGCATTTCAAGACACCGTAAGCAACATCCCGGCGTGGGAGCCTGACCCGGTGCAGGCCAATCGTGCGTTTTCCCCGGAGGAAGAGGCCATCTCCCCTTACGGCAAGGCAGGGGATCTCCTGGGTGAGCACCTCAACAGAATTCGCAAGGGGCGGCGAGATGCGCCAGCCGCGCCCTCTCCCCAGTCCGATGAGGAACTACTGAGGGGAGTTAATCCTTGGAACCTTAATTGGAGGAAATGATGAAGAACGCTCCATCACTGGCAGCTCTTTTCAGCGGGCATCCGACAGCGCCGGGTGATCCAAGGAATCAGCTCAACAACACGATGAATACCGCAGGACTGCGGCCAATGGAGATCGAGTACAGAACGCCATATAACGACAACATCGTTCGATACCCCATTGCAGGGGTGCAACTTGTCGATGCACTGGCGACCCCTCCCCGCAGTCAGTTTCCGTTAACTCCACAACAGGAGCAAGCCCTCGCTAGCTTCCCCACCACAACAATCCCCATGGGGGAGACAGAGCGCCGAGGGCCAGGGAACCAGCGGGCTGGTACCGACAACGGCATCAACCCGGACATGTTTACCGGGCCGACCCGTGGGCCGAGGGGAATGAACACTGCTTTGAGGCGCGGGCCGCAATTGCGTGCCTGACTTTGCTTAGCATGACCAGGTCAGCAACTTGTAAGAAAAAGTGAGCAGTTCAAGCACCAACAAGCAGCCCCTGCTGGTTGATCGACCTCTTCACGAGTTCGCGACTCTTGGGGCGACGCCAGCCCTGTCGTCGCAGGCCAACCTAGCTAGCATCCTTGGTGGTGGCTGCACCGTGCTGGTGGACTGCCTTGGTAACGATGGTGCTGTCATTGACAGTCTCTCCCTTGTTGCCACAGAGGCCAATACCACGGCTGCTGTTGTCCTTTTCTTCCTAAGCTCCTCGCCAACACCGTTTGGGATCACAACAGAGAACACGGCTGTTGTGGCCTCTGCTGCGATTGTCTCAGGCGCTGCGGGACAAAGAACGAACGTCTCCCTGCCTCCCTTGTCTGTGCCGGTTCCGAATCTTGGGGCTGACACGTCCACATCAGAAACGGCCAAGAAAAACACTGGGCTCTTGATCAAAGCCAATCAACTGCTGTATGTGGGACTGGATCGGGCCATCACTGCCCCCAATCCCCTGACAAAAGTTAACATTTTTGCCCAGGGCGGCTACTACTAATGCGGGTGGATCGATCCCCTCGGGTCGATAACTTCGCCCGAATGGACAGCGTGACCAGGCCGGCTCGGGCAACAAAAGCCGGAAGTTACCGCAGCAGCGCCCGTGGAGGGGGGCAAGGGCAAACAGGGGGAACGGTCTATCCGACCATCCTTGAGGCGTACAACCGGGATAGCGATTACAAGAGGTGGCGCGCTGGCTGGGATTACTGGCAGGGCTCTGGCAAAAGCTGGGCCGACCTTGAGAGATACTTCCTGGTCAGGAGCCTCAGGGATTATGGAGCGCTCCCGGGTCCGCAGCTGACGACTGTCACCTACTTCCCCAGCGGATCTTCCCCGGATGCATCCTGGACGGTCGTCAATCGAAACCGAGGAGCCCTCATCCTCCCGCAGTTGCTCAGGGCGGAGAACATGGTTCTCGACACGTCCCGCCCGGAAGCTGATCGCCACCGGCTGATTCTTGATGTCAGCTCGACCCTGACCAGCACGCAGATCATGGAATGGTCTGCGTTTATCGGAGATCAATTTGAGGATTCGGCTGTTGGGACAGAGTCGCCCCAGGGATTGATTGCAGAGCCGATCGATACCATTGCTTACACGCTGGTAGATATCAATCCCGATCAGGGGCAACTGTTCTTTGATCTATCCCGCCCGTTCATGCGCAGGCGGCCCAACCCCAGGAAGGACAGAGCATTTTGGCAGCGCGTGAACTACGACCGTAGACTGCCACTCTCTTGGAGAAATAACGGATCCCGCTATCTCTGCAGCAGTCATCGTTTCTTCTGCTCCTGCCCTGACTACAGCGGAAGTCGAATTGCTGACTTCAGTGGAGACAGCAGCGCCAGCCAGGCATTGTTCCCCAGGCCCAGCGCTGGCCGATCCCTCGAGGGCCGATGGGAGTCGCAGGCTGTTGGCTACAGCAGCCGGTTTCGGACGCTCTCTGATCGCTCGGACCAACGAAGGGAGTGCAAGCATATTCATGCTGTGCGCTGGTCTGTTGGCTATCCGTTCTACGAGCCCAGCGACTATCAGATCAGCGGCAATGAAGACCGTGGTTTCCAGGGGATCTCTAGCGGGGAGGGACTAGAGAGCAGTGAGGTCCTCCGCTACCACAGGCGGAGAGAGCAGACCCTGGACCGACTGGGGAATGCCCTGGCTGAATCCAGTCGCATCTCGATCGATGCGCGCAACACAGTCCCCGCCGACGAAGAAGTCCCGACGGGTGACAGGTCTCCAATCCTTTGGTCAACCGATACGGAGCCAGCGGCACTGAGATGTCGGAAGGACGATTGGTGGCTCCCGAGAGGGACCAATACCTTGAAGGTCTTCGATCCATCGACCGAGCGCTTTGTCGAACTGGTCACGGTCGGCTCCTCTAGGAAGCCGTTCCTCGAAGAGATTCCTGCCAAAGGATTGATCCCGCGGGAGCCCTGATCAAGGCCGCCTTCCTTCTTCGATGCCATCGCCGACGACGGGTCGCGGCACAAAAGCATTGATCAGGCTTCCCACCTCGATATCCTCGTAGGTGGTCCAGCGGATCTGGCATGCCCTGCAGCCCCTGCGACGACGGACAACTCCGTCCTCCCTATGAACCGTGTTGAGGACACAGGTGTGTTCCATCACCTGACACTGGGGGCAACGCATGAACAGTGATTGATTTGTATGGCATAGTGCCAGATATGGCATATCCTGACAGAAGCAAGGAACATTCCGTGTCGACTTACGTGCAACTTGAGCTCCCCTTGGGGCCCCTCTCATCGGGAGAAGCTCCCCCATGCGGGGGGTACTGCAAAGAGGCGCCGTCCGTGTCGTGGCTTCAGACAGAAGCCCTACTGGCTGCTCGGACCTTCCTGGGAAGCCTGATCGACCCCAAGCGCACCCCGAGAGTACCCAGGGTTGTCAGGGCGGAAGCAAGGGCGCTGCTGGCCAGGTACCCCTCGAGGGGGGACATGGAGGCAATGATTGAAAGGGTAAGTCCACGGGTAAGTCCAAAAACCACTCTCTCAAACCCACTGCTAGCAAAGGCTTTCGAGGAGTGAATCCCCCCTGATAGAGCGGGAGGGGCGGAGACGGGCAAACCCACTGCTATTGCTAGAAAACCACTCTGCCAGCTAGGTTTCGGGCTCCTGGAACTGGAGGCAAGTGGAGGCAACTGGAGGCAAAAGGGGTCAAAAAAGGGTAAACTTACCCTCGGCCCCCCAGCAAAAGGTGGTCGATTTAACAGTGGCCCTCCTGTCGGAAAAGTGCGGTGGCACCTTTGGCAGGGGATTCCGTCTTAGGGCTATCGGACAGCGCCTCTACGTCCAGGTCAGTGGCCGGAAAATCCCACTGCACCTGGATTTTGAAGCGGGCCCGGAGGCCGTCCAAAAGCGTGCATGGGACCTCAAGGGCTACCTGAGTACGCAAGTGGACGGCTTTGACTCAGACGCCTGGAGGGGTGCCTGCGCGGTCGAAAGGGTAAAGAAGGGTAAGACGAGCCAGTCGAGGCTGGACCTTGATGACGTTGTTGCGCGTTGGAAGAGGCTTAAGCTCGCAGAAGGGATCGCCGAGTCGACCTTCCAAAGGAATCACCTGCCGATCCTCCAGAGGCTTGATTCGCGTCGACCCCTCAGCGAAGAGTCGCTGCTGAGCGCAATCGAGGGGGCCAAGGTGGGAACGCTTCACAGGAGGCGACTGATCCCCTTCCTGCGCAAAGTGGTCAAGGTGTGCGGAGGGACGTGGAATGCTGACCTCCTGGACCCGCTCCAATCGGCGGTCAGGGAACCCCAACGGGGGCAACCCTTCTTCCCCGACGAAGAAGTGATACGAATTGTGATGCACCCATCTCTGTCTATGCCATGGCGACGTGTTGTTGCTGTCATGGCCGTCTACGGATTGAGGCCCTGGGAAGCCTGGATCGCTGAACCGTGCAACAAGCGCCCCGGGTGCGCATGGATCAAAGAAGGCAAGACAAATAACAGGGGGACAACCAAGCCGCGTCAGGTGCCTCCTTTCCATCCTGAGTGGGTGGAGGATTTTGCGCTGGAACAACTATGGACGCAGACCCTGCCGAGCCGAGCAGGAAAAGCAAGATCAGGCTGGAGCGTCAATCAGCGACTGCGCCAGACGGGAATCCTGCAACGCGGAAGTTCCACTGCCTATGGATTTCGGCATGCATACGCCAGGCGGCTTCATTCCCCCAGATACCGGGTGACCGATACCCATGCGGCCTTGTTCATGGGTCACACAGTTGCAGTCCACAACCAGGTGTACAGAGAGTGGCTCGGAGGGGAGGATCCAATCGGAGTGTACTTTGACTGACCTGGCTAGCATGTCATCAGCCAGAGCTGTTGATTCGAGATGCCTACACGTCGCGTCTATGGTCAGACCTATGACGAGATTGCGGTCGTCTCGGCTGATCCGCTACTGGTCGAGGGCAGCGATGGGGGCATGCGCGTCCCTCCCCATGACTACAGGGGTTTCACGTACAACGGCGCAGGGGATCCAACGGCAATTGTCTACAAGGTAGGCGGCAGCTCGGGAACGACAGTTGCGACCAAGGCCTTCACTTACGACGGCAGCGCAAACGTCACCAGCATCACGCTGACCCTGGCCTGAGATGGGCAAATACAAGCTCAATCCCACAACCAGTGAGCTGGACATGGTGGGCGAAGCGGCGCAGGGGGTGATTACCCCGGCCGCTCATAAGGCGACTCATGCTGTTGGCGGGAACGATGCCCTAAGCCCTGCGGATATTGGCGCGGTTGGCACTGGTGACTCCAGGCTGAGCGACTCCAGGGAGTGGAGCGCTCCAACAGCCACGGAAGCGGAGGCCACCCAGGGCACATCGACAGAAAGGCGCGCCTGGTCTCCAGTTCGAGTCTTCCAATCCATCGCAAGCTGGTGGAACGGCTCAGCGGCGAAGACGAAGCTGGACGGGATTCAGGAGGGGGCCCAGGTGAATGTGGCTACCAATCTCAGCTATGACGCCGCAACCCGCACGCTGGCCAGCAGCACTGGCGATGATGCGACCCTGCCGCTTGTGATCACATCGGCGGCGGGACTGTCGCCAGCAACAGCATTTGATGCCATCAGCTATGGGGCCACGGTTGATCTGAGCATGTCGGCACTGGATGGCACTTTTAAGACGATCAGCCTTACTGGAAACCTGACTTTTACCACCAGCAACCGGGCCAATGGACGCACGGTCACGATTCGGCTGGTGTGTGATTCGACGCAGCGGACACTGACCTTTCCAACTGATTGGAAGTTTGTCGGCAGCAAGCCGGCCAACATTGCGGCGAGCAAGGTGGCGGTGCTCAGCCTGACATTTTTTGGCACGGCAGATGCCGATTGCATTGCGGCTTATGGAGTGCAGAGCTGATGAACTGGATTCGCACCAGCCCCAACCGCTGGCCCTACGACCTATCCAGGTTGCGGGCGGATGAACCAGAGCGATCCTTTAGCTATGCGCCATCCGTGGCTGAGCTGGCTCATTTCGGAGTGTTTCTGGTGGTGCCGACAGAGCAGCCAGAGCATGACGCAAGCCTGCAAAGGGTGGTTGAGATTGCGCCATCGCAAATCAATGGGCAATGGCGGCAGCAATGGCAGGTGATTGAGTTGAGCGAGGCAGAAATTCAGGCGATCTACCGGGCCACGCATCCGCCGAGGTGGGTTGAGTTTGGGGAGGCGGTGACCAGTAATCCAGAGATTGCGCAGCTCTATGAAACAGCACCTCGGATCCTGGCCCACAGCCTCACAGGAGGGCTGCTGCAGGCTGTGAACACAAGCGACCCGCGAACCTTCGCATCCGCCTGGGGGAAGGCTAGAGCTGCGAGGTTGGTGTCTGCTGAGCTGCTGGCTGCTGTGCAAGCGCTGGCAGTTGCCCATGACCTGCCGGCTGAGTTTGTGGAGGGGTTGGCATGAGGAATCTAGGGCTGATGGATCCGGCGTTTTTGGGGGGATTGTCCGCTGATTACTGGTTTCCTCCAACTCCGTATAGCTATTTCGAGTTGATTAGGTCCACTAATTATGGTACCCCAGCCGATACCCTGACAACACCAACAGGCAGCTTTCCAGGCGGTGGCGACTTTATCGGCGGTGTTCTTTTATCTGATGGCCGTGTTTTTTGTGTGCCCTTTAGCAGCGCAACTGCCCGAATATACAACCCTACGACCGATACCCTGACAACACCAGCAGGCAGCTTTCCAGGCGGTGGCGCCTTTATCGGCGGTGTTCTTTTATCTGATGGCCGTGTTTTTTGTGTGCCCTTTAACAGCGCAACTGCCCGAATATACAACCCTACGACCGATACCCTGACAACACCAACAGGCAGCTTTCCAGGCGGTAACGCCTTTGTCGGCGGTGTTCTTTTATCTGATGGCCGTGTTTTTTGTGTGCCCTTTAACAGCGCAACTGCCCGAATATACAACCCTACGACCGATACCCTGACAACACCAACAGGCAGCTTTCCAGGCGGTAACGCCTTTGTCGGCGGTGTTCTTTTATCTGATGGCCGTGTTTTTTGTGTGCCCTTTAACAGCGCAACTGCCCGAATATACAACCCTACGACCGATACTCTGACAACAACAACAGGCAGCTTTCCAGGCGGTGGCGCCTTTTACGGCGGTGTTCTTTTACCTGATGGCCGTGTTTTTTGTGTGCCCTTTGGCAGCGCAACTGCCCGAATATACAACCCTACGACCGATACTCTGACAACACCAACAGGCAGCTTTCCAGGCGGTGGCGCCTTTGCCGGCGGTGTTCTTTTATCTGATGGCCGTGTTTTTTGTGTGCCCTTTAGCAGCGCAACTGCCCGAATATACAACCCTACGACCGATACCCTGACAACACCAGCAGGCAGCTTTCCAGGCGGTGGCGCCTTTATCGGCGGTGTTCTTTTATCTGATGGCCGTGTTTTTTGTGTGCCCTTTAACAGCGCAACTGCCCGAATATACAACCCTGCGACTAATACCCTGACAACACCAGCAGGCAGCTTTTCAGGCGGTAACGCCTTTGCCGGCGGTGTTCTTTTATCTGATGGCCGAGTTTTTTGTGTGCCCCATAACAGCACAACTGCCCGAATATACGGGGACGCATTACCTACAAGGCTTCCTGACTCCCGTGTGCTTTCCGCATACGACAACAAGTTATGACCACCTCCCGCCGCGAGCACATCCTTCAGGCCCTGCTGACCAGCCTCAACGGCCTGGCGGGGGCGGGTTAGACCCAGCCACGGGCATTCATCAGGCGCACCACGGCTGGGAGATTGATTTCGAGGGTTGCCCTCTGCCTGGCAGTGACCCAGCGCCAGTGGACCCCCTCTATCCAGTGCTCCTGCTCCAACCGTCTGCGCAGAGTGCGTTCACTGCAGCCCAGGACAGCAGCGGCGGCCCGGGTCTTGAACCAGTCCCGCCTGGCGATAGGGACGGAAATCTTTACGGAGGACATGGAGCCAGCACCCGCGCTCCTGCGATGGGTTGTTGGCATAGGGGTCGAGGTGGGGCTGGCGGAGCGTAAGACACATCATGCGCAAAAGCAAGATGGGTGGAGTTGCGCAGGCTTTAGATTGGGTCTAGGGCAGGAGCACTGAATGACTGGTGAGCTGACGATGGAGGAGGAATTCATCCTGCGTCGCATGAGGGACAGCCTGCATCAAGCATCCCAAGCCGAGCTGCTGGATCTGGTGATCACGGCTCAGGCCAAGATCTTCTCCCTAGCCCACCACTTCCGAGAGGTCGCTGCAGAGGCGGGGATTGCCACGCAAATCGAGATTGTCGACGACTTCGATTGCGGTCTTCCTGATTCAGGGGAGGAGCTAGTACAGGTCTTCGGGGGGAGGCCCAGCACAGAAGACGTGGAGCGCTACGCAGAAGAGCGCATTCAAGCTTTCCAGGCTTTCCACGGCATGGACATTGACTTCAGTGATATCGCCATGGAAGAAGACGGAGACTGGGATCTATGACAACAATTCAAGAGCGCGCCCTTCTCAATACCATCAGGCACGCAGAAGGCACCTGGCGGGATGGGAAGCCCGACGGATACCAGGTGGTGTTCGGGGGAGGCATGGTACCGTCACTGGAGCGGCATCCTGACCGGGTCGTCGCTTCCGGTGGCTACAGGAGTGCCGCTGCGGGTGCCTACCAGATCATGCCGGGTACTTGGCGCCCACTGCAACAGCGCCTAGGGCTCAAGGATTTTGGGCCTCAGTCTCAAGACTTCGCAGCACTTGAGCTGGTCAGGCAGCGTGGCGCCCGGGACCTGATCAACAAAGAAGGCTTCACTCCGGATGTGGCCGCCAAGCTGGCTCCAGAGTGGGCATCGTTCCCGACGATGAAAGGCACGAGCTACTACGGGCAGCCCGTCAAGCAGTATCCAGAGCTCAAGAAGTTCTACGACTCACAGATTGCAGCTCTCTCTAAAGGCGGGGGCGCCCCGGCTCCAGCCCCAGCGACGCCATCCCCTAGTCCACCAGAGAACGACAGCTTTACGCGCACCCTGCTGAAATCCATGCTGGGCGGCGGCGATGACGACACGGCCTCATCTAGGCCGATCACATCATTGAGTGCTCCCCGGAATCGACAGGTCTCACCGTTCACGAGTGCCCTACTGGGCGGCGGTGTTGCTGGAGCCTTTGCTCCACTTGTTGGCGCCATCGCTGGGCTGAACGGGAGAGGCGGAGCAGAGCGCTCCCAGGGCGCCGGGCAAGAAGCCCCCAGGATGGCCGCAGGAGGATTCTTTCCGTCGCTGGTGCAGGCCATCCTGTCGGATTCACCAGAGGCCTCGCCAGTCCCTGCCGCCCCCGCCGCTGCTGCTACTACGGGAGCACCTCCAGCGGTAGCACGCGCCAGTAAAAGGGGCGGGGCGATGGTGAAAATCACAGACCTTGGGAAGATGCTTCAGGGCGCAGGACTCAGGGTGAGAGAGCATCCAGACTTTGGCGGAGTGGGCAAACACTCAGAGAATTCTTTGCACTACATCGGTAAAGCCATCGACGCCACCGATTGGCAGGATCCAGACGAACCCAAAAACTCCTGGCTTCCAAGGAAGACGTGGTACGCGCAACAAGTCCAAAACGCCCTGGCTGGAACCGGAGCTGAAATCTTTGGCCCCCACAATGATCCCAGAGGACACGGAACACATATCCACATAGGCCTCCCAGGCGGGAGCCTCCCGAAGGAGGCTGCTGAGCGGTTGGTGGAATTGCGACACGAATCGATCAAGCGATTCCCATTCCACTGGAAGGGGTAGTTACCGATCGTCCCCGCTGCCGCTGAGCACGCCCCTATGTTGCCGGTTGGCCAGTTTGTCTAGGTTGTTGGCGGCGACATCCCCGAGGTCGATGTCCAGCTCATTGGCCAACTGCGCCACGTACCAAAGCACGTCACCCAATTCAAGAGTGATGGCCGTGATGGCGGCGCCATCAAAGTGGCCCTCCTTGTCACGAATCACCTTTTTGACTTTCTCTGCCACCTCCCCTGATTCACCGCAGAGGCCCAGGGTGGGGTAGATGGGGTTACTGCCGCAGTCGGGATAGATCGCAAACTGGGAGGAGCGAATCTGGTACTCGCGGAGATCCATGGTGAAAGAGAGGTCATGCGTTTCTGCCAGAATAGGTTCGCATTGATTTGGTCCCGGCGCTATGGCATCTACACCTGTTCCTGGCGTCGGAGCACGCCCAGCTGTTGCCGCTGGCTCTGTTGCTGTTCTTGCCATGGCGGCTAGCTTGGCTTTTGGTGCCGTGTATATCTGGGACTGCCGGCGCTCTGGCGGAGAGGTCAAAGCCTGCTGGCAGGACGGTCGCCAAGCTGCGGGGCTGAATTCAGAAGGCGGCCTCATCGCAGGAGCCATCGGCATGGCCAGCTGGGCTCTGGGCTTCAACACGTACAACCCACGTCTTCGGAGGGAAGAGGGCGAAAAAGAAAAGCAATTCTGAAATTCGCCTTGATGGGGTGAAACTGGTACATTTACCGCAGGGCGACAGCCCAGGCATGCACTACGTTCGCCAAGCCCCATGATCTCTACCGGATTGATGTCCATCCTGTGGTTCCTCGGAATCGCAAGCGGGGCCAGCAGTGGCTGGTACTTCTCTCGCCGGAATGGGAGGAGGACAGAGAAAATCCTCAGGGAATTTGGCCCGGCCTACGCCAAGCTGGTAGAGGAAACAGAAGGCATCATCGAGAACGAGCTCGATGGGATGGATTTGCGTATCCAGGAAATCGTCCAGAGACAAGTATCTCTTGCCATGAGCGAGGTACTGGCGGCCATGGCGCAAGCAGAGCAACAGAAAATCGCTTACGCCCAGGCCCAGGCCCAGGCAGAGGAGTTGGCTCGATTGAGAGCAGCCGCGGCATCAAGGTCCCAGCCAGGATTTAGTTCACCCGCTGCTGATATGGGACAGTCCACCGCCCAGGCCATTGCTGAGATGAATGAGCGCATGGCAGGAATACAAGAGAAAATGCGCCGAGCGGGAATGCCGGCCCCAGGGGATCGATGATGAGTGGAACCACCCCTAGACTGGGTTGGTCTCGGGGCCGGTTTACTTGGACAGGAGATATAAGCAGGCCCAGGGGGCGTCAAAGAATGGAGAAGCGCGCAGAGAAGCCTTGACCAGATCCATGCTGGCCTCCGCAAGAAGCCAGACCCGCTCCATCAATAGCGAAAGAGCCGGCTACGAAAGCGGTCCCAAGGGAACCGAGTTTGGCACTGGCGGCAGAGTCAGCGCTGCTCGAGCTGCTGAGCGTCGTTCAGCTGATCGAGTCTTCCAGGAGGAAGGGTCCGGGACTTACGGCGACTCGAAGAGCTTTGGCGGTTCGCCGGAGCCGGAGAGCCGGTCCCGATCCAAGGGTTCAGCACTGACGGTGTCCTGACGAGCGTTGCTTCCAGGTGCCTGTTGCTTACAGCGATCAGCCTGGCCGGTGGGTCTTGCTTGTACTTAGATTCCCAGCTGTACTTGGCTTCCCAGGCTGATTGAAAGACTGCTGCTGGCCTGTCTTCCAGTAGTGGACATGGTGGGTTGTAACGAAACAGGATGCAGCATCCCGTCTGCCATTCGTCATCAGCTTCTGGATCCCACCAACGGAAAACCCGAAACGGGGTGTCATCCAGATCTCCGTACCCGGGAATCGTCATGTGGACGTCATGCAGAGCCTGAGCCAGGAAAGCAATCGATGCGCTGACATCGAGCGGCATCTCTTGCCGAGCTTGCACGCAATCTGGAATGGCATGACGCCAAGAAAGCCATCCATCATGGATGATCGAGCGACTCAAGAGGTACCACCCGTGAGATGGATGGTAGAACTCGTCATCGTCACTTTCTGCCCAGGGTAGGTGTGGCACTGAGATCACTCCGCTCCAGGCAATGCGTCGTCGTAATCACGCCTTAAAGAAGCGCGATAGGAATCCTTCCAGCGGCTTTCTCCGCTCCATTGATCGAGAACAACTCGCCCATGGTGTGACGCTGCTGCATGGAACCTGGCCAGGGACGAATTGAACGCAGTGGAGGGGAACGCATTAGGGAGGTAGACGATCGGGGACCAGTCCGCTGGCGGTACACGAACGGCCTCCTCCAGTTCGTCGTCCCAGAACTGGGGAGCGAGCCTGCTGAACGGGAAGCAAACTGGAAAGTCCCAAATCCAGGGACATCGCGTAATGACCTCGTTGGAGCCGGGCCAGAGGATGGCCTCCCAGATGTGGCCAGCTCGGTATTCCTTCAGAAGCTTGTTGGCCATGGCCTTGCCAAGGGGCACCCCACTGGGAACTCCCAGGAAGACACGCTTGCTTCCCGATGGACTCCAGTGGCGCCCTGCTGCAACATCAATGTGGGGCGATCGATCCAGATAGCGAGCGGCCTGGACGACATGGTTCACCTCCGCGGTGCTGTAGGGATCAAGATCGATCCCACCCATGGTGCTTCTAGCAATCTCAATAACAGCCCTTGGTGGTATCAACTCACGCCGGGGCTGCTGACTCATGGCTGGGGATCCATCACTGGAAGAGTTCCATCCAGTTCGCCCATGATGCGCCGAATCGTCGGACGGTGAATTCGGGCATGGGTGCCATGGTTCCAATCGCTTCCATGGCAAAGGCCGTGGATCGCTTCGTAGAGCTCTTTGGGAATAAGGATGTAGCCCTGAAACTCCGTTGTAAACATCTTGGAGCTCATACCGTGAGCTTCTCCTGCAGCTCCTGGATTCCCTTGGCTGGATGATCCCGGGGGATAGGAAGCAAGCTGCTTTGGCTGTTGTCAATCAACATGAGCAGGACCTTCTCCTTGAAGTTGGCAGCTTCGATCTCCTTGATCAGGGATTCGAGCATCTGATGAATGTCGATCTGGTCGAGGCTTTTGGCAACTTTGAGGTCAGCTTGAAAATCATCAATCGTGAGGTAGTAGGCCGCTGAGCCCTTGTTGGCCAAATTGATGCACATGATGCCAGGTCCCTGTTTTTCGTAGAACCGATCAAAATGCTTGATGTGGTCCGCGAGGATCACTTCACAGGCCCTGGTATTGAGGGCGATTTGCTCCTCTGTATCGGCTTTCGTGAGCGTGTCGCCAAGTTCCTGGAAGAAGCTCTTGAGCAGGGTGGCGCGATCGGGTCTTTTCATGGGGCAAGCCGGGCTTTGCCCTGGCGGTTAGCTGAGTACCAATTGGCAATCTCGGGAATCCAATTTCGAATGGCGCCAGTTAGAAGTTCCATAACCCAGCGAATTTCGTACTGAGCATCTGGCTTGAGGCGCACATCAAGCAGGTGCAACCACATACGAGCATTCATGGTCAGGAAAACATTCTGGAGAAAGGCTCCCGGCAAAACTTGCCTGGCGTGCTCCTCTGATATCCCCTGCTTTCTAAGTTCGTAATACTGGTGGCAAGCGTTCTGGTAGACGATGGCCAGCTTGGCGTTGTCATGCTCTCTCCAGAGATATGGGTCTCCTTGGCGATCCCTGTAGGTGCCAGGGGGCCGGAAATGGAAAGCCTCCTGAACCGGGAGCGCACCAGTGGCGACATCAATAAAGCGCTGCCCTGTATATCGATTGGACTGAACATCGAAAGAGGCAATGCGATGCGTCCTTAGTTGAACCATCGTGTCGTGATCCACTTGGAGTAACACCGATAGATGGGCGTGCTCCAGGGGGCCGTAATGGCCGCGATCTCCCTTGAGCAGACGGCGGACAACAATTTCCCCGCAGCGGTCCTCAGGTAAATCGGTATCCCAGACAGGGAATTCCGAGTAATCGTTGTGAAGAGCAAGGTAGATACGCCGCTGCGGCATATCACCTGTAGGTCCTATCACCCACAGCTTGAAGGGGTTTTCTGATTTGGGCGGAACAGGCAAGGGCGCAAGGGCAACCTGCCCGTCTGGGGTGGTTTCCATGAGCCACTCTGGGGTAGGCGCTGCAGTCATGAGGAAGTGGATAGAGAGTCAACTGTTGGGGATTGTTCAATCAGGGTTCTCAAGCGGCCCAACTGGACATATCGATGCTGTTTCATTGCGGCCAATGATCGGAGAACTGCATCAGCAGAGTCAGCGTCCTCAGCCAAGGCCGCTTGGGCAGCCCTGGCATGACAGATGCACATATGGTTGATAGTCCAATAAACAAGGTCAGCTAGACCTTCGCTTTCCGGAGGTTGCCCTCCTGCGATCATTTCCGCCACAGCAGCGGCATCTGCGGCGGAAAGTGCAATGTGAGACTCTACAAGCATTGCCTTGATTTCAGCCTTGGCTTCAGGGCTGCTGTCGTGGCAAGTGGGGAGGGCTGATGAATTGACGATCCGCCTCCCCCAAGAAAGAGACAGTTCGTAAGCATAAGCACGCGCTTCTTGGGCTAGGTCCCATTTCTCGCCTGCGCAAAGGACCTCAAGGCCAGCAATGACAGGCTCGAGCGCACAATCACGTTGCATATCTCTGTCAGCAGGCGAATCCAGTTTTGATAGGCAAGCGATCTCCGCGGAGAGGAACTGCCAGAGGACCAGGGAAAGGTCCTTCCCCTTGGAGAGAGCGCAAAACTCAGTAAATGAGTCGAGATCTTCAGGAGGAAATGCTTCGGGAGGCCCAAAGAAAATGGACAGAGCAATACTTGCAACCGGCCCTGGCAGGCACGATGAAAAGTGGTGAGTCAACTCGGCCGGGCGGTGGGCCATCCCTTCGAATGCGTGTTTTGTGGACATTGAAGACCGCGGGGGTGAGGCCCGGATGATTCACATGGCACAACGTACTCTAAAGCGCGCAATCGTGCAAGCTATGTCTTGCAGTCTTAATCACTCGGACTCCAGGGGTCCTTCCACTCTCTGCCTGATCCATTCGGCATTGGCTCGCTCAAGCCTGGCGAATGCGGCTGGAGAACAGTCACGAGCAGCCTCGATGTAGGACTGGGTGTCAGAAATCAGGACAGAAGCGGCAGGGAATAGTTTGATCGTGGCCAATTTCCTGTTGGCGTAAAAGTGTGGGACCCCTTGCACTCGAATATGCAACGGGTTGCAACAGAAGGGATTTTCGCAGATGTTCTTAACCGGCAGCCTTCCGATGTCGCCCCATGTGAACCAAGTGGCCACTCGAGGCGCAGAGTATTGACGGCCTCCACCCCAATGCCTCTTCAGGCGGAAGTAGGTGGAGCTGCCGTCTTTGTAATAGGAGCCCTGCCAGTCCCAGCACTCCATTGGGTCGCTGATGTCCACGAGAGACCAGAACTCAAGAAATCTCTTGCGGAACTGTGGATGAATCCGTGGCAGGCTTAGCTCTACTCGTCCCTCAGTGAGAGCCCCAATGCAGCGGACGCAAGCGTGGCTGTCGTCGTAGCGGGGAATCTGACCGTCCAGGGATCCATGGGAGTGATCCAGGAATGGACACAGTGGACCTTGGATGATCCTGCTGTGAAGATCGTTAGGAATTTTCCAGCGTGGCATGGTGTTGCAGTCGGGAGACAGCGTGCATGGAGGGAGACTTGAGCCCGTCCCAAATGACATGGGCGTAATTCACGCAAACGCCTGATTTGCCATGCATGGAGACGGTGGCAACGATCCTGCCAATTCGCCGGCCGAAGCGCTTGCCCTTCTCTAAAGAAGAAGGCGCAAGATGGCCGCCTGGGTTCGGGCGTTCGATGACCCTGTCGCCTTCAGCAAAAACACTTCCTTTAGTCATTTGGCATCATCCGATGGAATCATTGGGTAGCCCTTTGGAGGCTTGAAAGACCCGCCAAGACTCTCTAGCTGTTTCTCCTGCGGGAGAGGTTCAAAGTCGGTCAGTCGCCATGTTCGCGGTTTGCCATCGGTGCATCCTTCTGGGATGACATCGATTACCGCAATGCCAGACTCCATGCGCTCTGCCCCTGTAACAATTGCAAGGCGCCCTCGCCCATCAAGGTTGGTCCGTCGAACTCTTTGGTGCATGGGATGGTTCGAGTTGGTGTTCACCACAGATTTCATAGTGCGCGCCAAAGATAGCGTCGAACTGTTCTCTAACCAAGAGGACACCTGCTTCTGCGGCCATTGAGCGAATTAGTCGACGAGCATCTTCCCGTGATGCGGGGATTTGATAGTCAGGCTCAACAATCACCGACACCCCTGCAGCAATTAACAGAGATGCGTCGTGGCATGAATTGAGCATGGGCCAGCAATACACGGTGCTGCCTCGCAGAGAGGTCCCATGCAAGGCCGCGTGAGAAACCAGGGCTGCTTCCGCACCGAGGTGCATGCCATCCCAACAGGCGAAATCCGCCTCCCTGGCAGCTGAATTGTTGACACAAGGAGGAAAGCCATCAACGGCTGCGGCAATGATTTGCCCATCTCTTCTGGCTAGAGCAGAGGATGCCCTAGTCCGGCGCCGAGTTGCTGAAAGACCAATCAGGTCTCGAGCCATTCGAAGCCAGAACTGATTGGCATTCGTGGACTCAGGAGGAAAGGCGGCCCCGGGCAGCCTCACGTCCAATTGAAAATCAGGCATCATGAGGCCTTCGTGATGGATGGAGCGTCCGTCGCGCACGATTCATGTTCGATCAAGGCAAGAGCAAGGTCCTTAGCAAGGTCCTCAGCAAGGGTATCCATGTTTAGGGTTTGGCGATACATCCCTTTGGTGTAGATGGTGTATCCCCGGGGAATGGAATAGAGATGATTAGCCTTTCCAAGAACAGAAGCCACAGAAGGGCAGGTCTGATGCACTTCCTTCAGCAAAAAATTGATCGTGGCCTCCAGGTCATCCAGGGAGCCATCATTGACAATCCGGAGATTGAATCGAGGGTAATTTCTTAGGCGCCCTTCACTTGCATGAAAGCGGGATCGCCAGCGCCTAGGGATGAGGCGAGACGCCCAGCTGAGCCACTCCGGCAGTGGGTAATGACGAGGTGTCCCAGGGCGGACGATCTCCCAAAGCTGACCGCCCAGCCGGAGGATTGTGTCGGCTTCATCCGGAAAACGGACATCATCCGCGACAACCCGCAAGTCGGCCAACTCCGGGAAATGAACCCCGGTCATGGGATGGTATCGAGCGTTGAGGTAGATCTGGTACGTGTTCTCCCAACAAAGAAGCCAAAGTCGGCGATTGATCTTCTTTCGCCCCCAGTCGGTGCCAAGGGTCTGGAGGATATGACGCCCCGTGACACCAAGTTCTGGAATGACTTTTGCCTTGTTCTCATAGAGATACTCCTCTGCATCTGCAGGCAGAACACCAGCATTGATCAAAACGCCCAAGGCGCACTCCTTGACAGGACCGGCAAATGGCTCACAGATGAAACCGTGGTAGATATCCAGAATTTCAGCAATAGCACTTTTGCCGGATCCGGGCGCGTGAGACACCAGGCCGATAAGAGACGGCTTGGTATAAGTTGGATGGCTGAACTGGTTCGTGGTCATCATCACTCCTGAAATGAAATGTTTACAGTTATCTTGTATGCCCTGCTGCTCGAAAGACCTGCCTCGGTTTCCTGTTCCTCTTCGGGATCTCTTAGCGGCTCTTCGCTTGCGTTGATACTGAATCCGTGGCCCAGCAAGTCCTCGATATCTGAAACCTTTTTCGGTTCCGTGTATGGCATGAAAGGGGTCCCTAATTGGACGTCATGCCATTTCCTGTAAGCCCAGTAACCCTTGGGGTTACCCCTTGTGCCCTGCCGGTGCACCATGACGTCGCCATCACCGTCCCCGTCCTCTTCGGTTGGCGCTCGATGAGTAATCCAGCTCATTGGTCCACCTCGTGCCAATGGCCGCACCATTCGCCAACCTCTACCTGCGGCCATAGCGGCTCAAAAGTTTCTGTCGCGAAGTTCCAAGCCTGATGCGGTGGGTGGACACGGCAGGAGACCTTCCAAGCCCTGCCCCTGTCAGAGGGTCTTGCGTAGTAGCAGTTGCGGCAGCTCTGCTCTTTCGACGGCACACGAGTAAAAGGCTCGGGAGTATTTAGCGGTTCTTCGCTTGCGTTGACTCCGAGGTTGGTTTCCTGTTCCTCTTCGAGATCATTTAGTGGTTCTTCGCTTGCGTTGACTCCGAGGTTGATTGAACTTTTTGCAATGATGCCGTCAATCACTCGTCTTGTCTCGTCAACGCCAATTGGCCCGCGCTCATAAGGATCAGGTTCTGGTAAGAAGTACCCATTGCCTCTGAGGATCCATCGAAAACGGATGGCGTCAGCGGCGTCGCTTCTGTCAAGCGAGTCAGCTGCTGTCGGGTGTTGATTGTCCAAAGTTCTAGTCCTCCTGATAAATGTTGTTATGAATCTGACCAAAGCATGCATGCAAGCTCCTTGTGCTGGGCTGGCATGTCCTCCGGTCCCTCCCAAATCGCCTCACTGGTGGAGAGGCCGTCGGCCTCCCTCATGCGCGTTGCTGTCCACTGTTCAATGCTCCATTCAGTATTGGCCTGCGTGCACATCAGCCGTGCCTTGGGGGCGTTGGTGGCGTAGGCAATGACATGAAAATCCAAGTTCCGAGGGGAACAGGAATAAGCCCTGAGTCGCCGTTGGGCGATCGATAGCCGGCTGCGACCAGGCTTCGTGTGGCTCGCTTTGGTTGCTTTGGCCATGATCAACCCTCCACGTCGGCGCCGGAGCCAACAGCTTGAACGGCAATGCTTTCGACGACGTTGGGCTTCCAGCCGGACTCCCAGATCTCCCTGGCGCGAGTCATGAGTTGGTCACGGGTGAGGAACCCCCACCGCTTAGCGATAGATCTGAGGCGATCAAGGAGATCTCCCGAGAGGAGAGAGCCCTCGTAACGCAGGACAAGACGGGCTGCATGAGCGATGTCGGCCTCACAAGGAGTGCCCACTTGTTCAAGGGAGAGGACGATCTGCCTGTCGATGCCGTCCATTGGATGGCCGCCCGAGGCTGTGGTTCCAGCAGGATTCATGGGGTGAAGGTCTGGCGTGCGGATTGTAAGCCTTCTGACGCAGATGGGCAATGGTTTGGTATGTAAAGAGCCGGCGGGGTGCCTATCAGGAGGCTTCCCAGAATTTGGAAAAGTACATGTTGATACAGTGCCGCGAGTGCCTTCGAGCTTGACACGGGCAAAACGACTGGGGCGGAAGGAGTTTGACGAGGTGTGTCAAGGTCGTCAAGCTTTTCCTATACCTTCCTAGGGAAATTCCCTTATTCCAGGAAATCCCTTGTCAGCACTGTCTTGTCAAGGATAGCAAGAATTCAAAGAGCTAGGCAAGGACAAAAGCTTGACACCAAGGGGAACCCAGCAAGAGAGACCTTGGAATTTATTTTTCCCAGAAAAGGTTTGGAGAAAGCTTGACACAGCCAACACCGCAGCTTAAACCCCTTGCCACAACAGGCGTTTCCCCGTGTCAAACCCCTTGACACACAGGCGGCAAGTGGGGACATTCCGGGCGGTAGTCCAGCGAGTCTCACCCGCAAGCAAGAAAAAGTCCCGCAAGACGCGTCTGGCAGGGTGCAACACAGATAGTCGCAGGGGCTACCAGTCGAGCGGAATGTCGCTCTTCTCAGAGGGCTCCGCCTCCGTGTTGGGATCGTCAGGGTCGCCCTCCATCCAGTAGTTCTGAGGATTCCGTTTGCCTGGAGGTCTGATCCGGACCTTTCGCAGGCCCAGCCTCTTGAGGACATCACCGATCGGCTGCCTCACTCTGTGGAAGTCTTTTTCCTCGATGCTCAAGTGCTTGCAGATATCAGCCATCAAGTAGGCGGGTCGCCCCACATGGATCGTGCTGGGATGGAGCTGCAGGACCCTGGAGACGGCATCCATCAATGGGTCGTCCACCATGAAGTTGGTCATGTACTCCTCCACCTGGCTGATCTCGTCAGAGCTGAAGCCATGGGGCTCGCCATCGAGGTAAGCCTTTCGAGCAGCAGACCAGATGGCGTCCCGATCGGTCTTGACCTTGTCGAGGTCGATGATCAGGTTCTTCTCGCTGCGAGGTGCGAGGACCTTGCCGGTGACGCGGATGGGAAGAAACCTCCGATTTCCGGTGGGATCCAGCATGAAGCTGTCATGGTTGGTGTTGCCCGCCAGGACGAAGGACCTGGGATAGGACCTTTCGTTTTGGTATTTGGGAGCGGACCTGTCGGTGGCTACTGAGACGAGGTTCTTGAGTTCTTCGACGTAGCGGCGCTCAAAGAAGCGGTCGCATTCATCGAGAAGGACAACCCAGCCTGCATGCAAGACGTGGGGCCTGTCCTTGAGGTAGCCGATCCCCTGCTGCACGGTGGCGCACATGGGGTAGCGATTGAGGTGGTCCGGCGGGGTGAGGTATTGGAAGAAAAAGGACTTGCCCTTGTTCTGGTCACCGATGAGGATCATCATCCAGCTGTGCTCGCAGCCAGGTTCAGTGGCCCGTGCAATGGCGCCAATCAGGAATCGCTGCAGGATGACATTGGCTAGCAAGCGGCCATCGGGGAGTCGGGGGTTGAGGATCTCGTCGTAGGACACCCCGAGGAGTTCTTCTGCGATGGTGTCCCAGTAGGGAGCAGGTGCAGTGGCAGCGCAGGATTCCAGGTAGTCAGTGACTGGGTTGTAGCGCCGCTCCCATGCCTCCACCTGGAGGATGTCGTGAACGCCACCTTTGGGATAGAGGTCTCCCTTGCGCCCTCTGGAGATACGGGTGTAGACGGTGGAGGGGTCGGGAACTTCGGTGATGCCGTCCTTGCCGTCGTATTCGATGGTCTGGGTCAGGACGTTCAGTCGCAGGCCTGGGTAGAAGATGCGGATGCGATCCAGGATCTCGTCAGCGGCTCCACCTGCTGATTTGTCTTTGCTACCTGTGGGGCGGCCTCGGCCTCTTTTGGGCGGAGGGGTGACGGGGTCTGGACTGACGTCGCCGTAACTGATGGTTTCGAAATCGTCATCGAGCTGTGATTCGATTCCTGCGTCATCAAAGGGCGGCGGCTCGGGCATGGGTAGATCGCTGTCTGCAGGTGCGGGACTGGAGGAGTAGGAGGCGCCCCATTCCAGGAGGGATGGGGTGGAGGCTCCAAGGACGGGATCATCTGGGTCGATCTCGTGGAGACCCAGGAAATCCTGGTGGGAGTAGCCAGCTACTCCTGGGATGCCGGCATCGCTGTATTCACTGCGGAGATGATCAGGCAGGTGCTTGCGCCAGCTGGGGTCCTGCTCTCCCGCCAGGAAGAAGAGAGTCGCCAAGGTGGTGTTGCCAGAGAAGCCGCGGAAGAAGCGCTCGCTGGTTTGCCGGCGATTCTTGCCCTGGCCGTGGTGACCGCGGGAGGCCCAATCGGACCAGGCCCCATAAAGAGCGTCACCAACGGATGCCGCCGCTGCTGTGATGCGGATGAAGAGATGCCGCTCGCCATCAGCGGTGGGATTGATGACGTTCTGCAGAACCCATTCCGCCTGGGCAATGGAGATGGGATCTGCCTCCTCTGTAGCCTGCCGGCGACGCTTGAGGTCCTCTTGCAGTTGTTCCCGTGCTGCATTGATGACAGCTTCCGGGAGTGTAGCTTCTGGGTGGAGGAGTTTTTGGGTACCGCCGGAGTAGCTATAGAAGATGCGGCAGGGGTCTGAGCAACTCTTGTCGCTGCCAAGGGTGCTGATCAGCTGGGTGACGACTGCCTTGTAGAGCTCGGGGTCGTCGATGCGGCAAGGGAGACGGAAGACCACCCGGAAGCGATTGGCTCCGGGCTGAGGCTGATGACTGGCGGTTGTGTAATAGAGGAGAGCGGAGGCAGCGAGCTTATGGGACAGGAAGTCCTCCAGGTCCATACCGTAGTCGATGTCGACGACCGCTAGATCCGCGTACTTGAAGGCGGACGTGGTGCGGTGGGTTGAGCTCATGGCAGCAGCAATCCAGCCAGTGCCCGCCCGGATCAATTGGAGGAGGCCGTCGCTATCGACTGTTCGCTGCTGCCAGTTACTGCCGTACTCCTCACGCCAGGCTGGCTTGTCGTGGATTGCCGGGTTGAGTGAGATCGGGAAGGATGGCGGCATTCGGCCGAGGGGGACTGGAGGGTCTTAGGGCTGCTTAGCTAGTCTGGCGCTTTGCGTGCCCTGTCTTGCGGCACAGGCGCGAAGCCTACTGGGGATCGGGGAAGTTCGCCAGATGTGGTTTATTAAATCTTGCATAAGGGATTCGATGTGCAAAAGTTTAAGCAGGACTATCTCAAAAGCGCAGCCCGACTGGGCGTGAGCGATTGACAGGTGCTACTGTCCGATCTCGCTCAATACGCAAGGTAGGACCCAGTGCCGGCAAGACGAAGCTCAATCAAGGATAACGACTCCACCTATTACGAGCGATTCGCCGCAGCACTCCGTCAAGTGATGGCAAGACACGAATGGAGCGAGAGGCGTCTTGCATCGGAACTGGGTATCACGATAGGAACGACTCAGAAGTACTTTCGTGCAGGGGTGCACCCATTGCGGGTTTCGACTGGGATCAACAAGCGCCTCTCAGTACTGATGGGGATCACGCTGGACGCGCTGGTCGCGTACTACGAAACAGGAGTCTACGAAAGCGATATCTCGTTCGAGGATGTCGTGTCGTGGATTCGCTCCAGTGCAGGTGCAGGGCACATCTCGGGAATGTTGGAGGCCATGACGACAGCGAGCCAGAGGAGTATCCCGGCTGCGGCTCTCCCACCGGCAGAAGAGAAGCCGCTTTACTCGTGGCCCAGGGAGGAGCTTGTAGCCGCGGAGGTGCCCGAGTGGCTACAGGAGAAGATGGGATTGACGACCGAGGCGCTGGACCTGCTCGAGAGGGAGGGGACGTTCAGCGATGAGTTGGTTGCTGCGTTCGCGGTGGCTACCAACCTGGAGGAGGAGGCCGTCCGAGAAGCATTCACCAACAGGGAGGCGGTTGCCTAGGCGGGCAGGATGCATGCTATGGTAATCACGTTCCTTCGATTGAAGGGTCGAAGGAACCTCTTGGTGTGACCGGGGTGAGCCGGACATTACGACTAGAGGGTAAGTGGGATTCAGAGCTCTCCGTGGTAGGGGAGCTTTTTTTTGGCAAGAAGGGGCCAGAAGCTGCACTTCGTTAGGATTAAAGGCAGCAGGTACAGGCGTCTTCCAATATGAGCCGACCAAGGCGGATGGCTGCTGACGATAACGTCCGAGATGCAATAGCTGCGATCTTGGCCCTTAGCGCTGGGATCCCCGCGGCTGGGGCTGCGCTGGACGTGGCGACAGGTGATCCCACCTCCACGAACTCCGGCGAGATTCCAATGAACGCTGGACTAGCCCTCATGGGACTTGGCGGCGCCGTCCTAGGGGGAGATGTAGCCGCAAGGATTAGTCCCCACGGCGAAACGCGATTGGCGCGTGAGCTGCTGCCAATTGCCATTAGAAGAGAGTTGCTGGCCCTGGAAGCTCGTCATAAGAAGATTGACACTCCGAGCGATATTCAGAAGTTGGCCAATACACGCAGGGCGCTGGATCGGATGGAACAAGGGGTAGAGCAAAGAATGCAAGCCCAGGTCGACGAGAGGAGGAGCCAGGGCCATGATCGTCCCGGCATCCTGTACCCGCCCGGCTCAGAGGGACTCAGGAAATTCCGCCGGAACGGAGTGAATGGGCTGATTGCCGGCGCTGGACTTGGAGGAGCGCTGGGAAGTCTTTACGCCCTGAGCGCGATGGAGGACAGGCCATGAAACCTGCTCGCATGGCTGGCACGTTGCTCGGCGTCGGAGCGGCAGGCGCTGGCGGCTATGGATTGAATGAATTGATCAGGTACCTGGAGGAGCAGCGCACGCCCATGCATTCCCAGGAAATGACACAGGCCGATCACGCCAAGAACAACATAGGAGGCATGCGAGAGAAATACAGCAAGCTTGCCGTAGAGGAGCTCGCCCTGTTTGAAGGTCTCAGGCAGGGAATGATGGCCGGAGAAATCAGTGGAGAAGAGATCAACACCCTGGCACTCAACGGAGATCTACCACCGCGGGTCATGAATCTACTGACAGATGTACATGACTGGGGTCGGGTCCAGCCCTACCCATTCGACAACGAGTCCGTGATGGAGGCCATGCAAGGGCCAGAAGCTGCACTTCGTTAGGATTAAAGCCAGCAGGCGTAGCAAGGCAGCCATGGATCAACGGCCAGCGGCTGTAAAGATCATTGAGTTTTTCACCGATACACCACTAGGGGAAGAGATCCTAGAGGGTGGCGGAGGAGGGCTGATTGCTGGTCTATCCCAGGTAGGCACAGATAAATCGCCGGGCCAGATCGCCCTGGAGACAGCGACAGCCATGCTTGGTGGTATTGCCTTGGGCAAAGCAGGAAGGGGCATCGGAGCAAAGCTAGGGAAACGCATTCACAAAGGAGAGCTCCAGAATCCGACGTTGCAGTTCATTGGCCGAACTTTTGGAAATGAAACCACAGCCAAGGGGTTAAAGCAGAACGCGCTTCTAGGGCGCGAGCTCATCAAAGATGAATTACTCTCTGAGGCCTCAAGCCGCTTAGCTCGTGAGGCAGTCAGCGATCCGGAATTTTTCATGAGCCGCTATGGGATCTCAGCTGAGCAATTCCAGGACTATGCCAGCAGGGTGCAAATGGGACAAAGGGGCGCCGCCGTTGCCAAGACCCTGGAGTCGATGCCTCCCGAGCAGCGCAAGGCAATCAGTGAAACCCTGATGAAAAAACTTGGCCCCTACGAGGAAGTCGAGCAACTGATACGCGGAACAGCCCACAACAATTTTGATGAAAACATTGCCAGGTTTATGGCCAACCGAGAAGCAATAGCCGGCGAGATCGGCAAAGCTGCGGGGGGCCAATACGGAGAGGCGTTGGGCGACATGTTTAGCCGGATCACTAGCGGCCTTGACGCTCCCGTTCAACAGGTCACCGGAGAGCACCTTGGTAAAGCGATTGGCCGATTTGCTGGTGATGAAGTCGGCATCCTTGGAGGGATGGCCGTGGGCTCCCTGCTCGCCCAACAGCTCGGCATGGAAAGCCCGAAGGACAAGAAGATCCGCGAATTGGAAGATAGACTAGCCCGCGGAGGATGAACCACCCATGACACGCAAAGCCGGAGACAAACTTGCCGCCGCCTGCTGGGAGAACTACGAGGCTATTGGCACCAAGGTGAAAGATGGCCGAAAGGTGCCGAATTGTGTGCCCGTGAAGAATGCTTGATGGCCAAGATCTGTGAAGAACAAGCACTGGCAGATCTCTTCATTGGCGCAACTGCGGAGCGATGAGCAAGGGGATAGCCCATCCTCGCTAGCCTGGTCTTGCGCTTAAACCCCAGCGAGACTGAGCCCTTTGTCTCACAGGATTGAAGGATCGGAGTTGGTCTCGAAGCGGGCCACCAAGAACAGTTTCAGGCGAGAGATCATCAACGCGTGGGACGGCTGCTGCAGTTACTGCGGATGCCAGCCCGAGAAGGTCACCCTTGATCATGTCGTTCCCAAGATCAAGGGTGGCACCACGAAGAGATCGAACCTGGTGCCAGCCTGTGCTTCGTGCAATGTCTCAAAGAATCACTGCGACGTTTGGCAGTGGTACACGGAGCAGCCGTTCTACTGCGCCGACAAAGAGCAAGCGATCAGGAGCTGGCTATCGAATGGACCGGTCTAGCGCTGTTCACACTCTTGCGAGTACGACCTTCTCCGGCTGGTGCTGATACTTGCCATCGCGGTCCTCGTAGGTGACATCACAGGGATCCCCCTCGAAGAACAGGAGCTGGCAAACGCCTTCATTGGCGTAGATGCGGCAGTCAGCCCCTGAGGAGTTGCTGAACTCCAGGGTGAGATTGCCCTCCCAGCCGGCCTCGGCGGGAGTTGTGTTGAGAATGATACCTAGGCGGGCGTAAGTGCTCTTGCCCAGGCAGACGACCGTGACATTGGCTGGGACCTTGAGCTTCTCCCGGGCAACCCCGAGTCCATAGGAGTGGGCCGGGAGGATGAAGTAGGTCCCATCGCTGTCTGAGTGCAGGGCAGCAGGCTCCAGGTTGTCGGGGTTGAACCGCTTGGGGTCCATCACCGTGCCGGGGACGTGGCGGAAGATCAGGAACTCCTTGGGCGAGAGACGCAGGTCGTACCCATAGGAGCTGCAGCCGTAGGACAGGACGGGGCACCGCATCGGGCCATACGGCTCAAGGCCGCCGAGGCTCACATACACCTCCCGCACCAGCTCCGGAGTGAACGGTTCGATCATTCCAGCAGAGGCCTGCTGCTTAATCCAGCGGTCGTTCTTCAGCATGGGTTTAGGGCACGTAGCCCATGACGATGCCCAGGGGAACGATGGGGATCCCAATGGCTCGGATCACAACAACGCCGCCCAGGGGGTCGAACGATGAGCCAGCAAGCTTGATGATGTTGCTGACCCAGCCGTAGGAGCCAACGCCCACGATGGCAGCGAAGAGTAGGCCAACACAGATGCTCTGAAGGCGAAGGATGATCAAGGGACCGCGGGCCATGGGGTGAAAGGATGGGGCTTTCATTATGACCGCCACGGCAGGCAATGGCAAGTTACTGGTGCTCGGGGGTGTAAGCACTTATACCCACTGCTGATTCGGTAGAATACCTTTTGACCTGAATGGAGCGAAAGCTTGCACAGGAAAGCAATCAATTGGTCAGGCACAGCACACATCCCCTGGGCGGCGCTGCTGCTTGGGCTGGCGCTAGGGCAGGCCGTTGCTGCAAATGCAGCACCCGAGGGGCACATGGTGCAGACACTGCGTTACGGGGACAGGCGCCACTGCGTCAATGCTGGCGATCTATACGCCCCGGATCGATGGAAGCTGTGGCTGATTTGGGCTCCCAGGAGGGATTGCCAGGAAACGCCTGTAAATCTTGTCGCGCATCGCGGGGTTATTGGCGTTCGGTATCCCCTCCAGTGAACGTCCCGGAACGTAAGGAGTGTCCACCTTGAAGCTAGGCCCCCCCGCAATGGCGTCTTGCAGGAGGGGCGCCACTTCAGGGCTGAATGCCATTCGCATGGTTAGCGCCCTAGAGCCCAAGGATTTTGTGCGTACCAACGCCTCAACTCTTCGTTTGTACCGCCGTAGAGTGGCGATTCCTTCTTATCCAGGAGACCCCTAACTGCAGCTTCGTAGACGCCACCACCTGGCTGCGCCCGTCCAGTCTTCAAGTCGTTATAGGCGCCTCTCCGACCATGCGGATGCTGATTAACGGGGTTGCCATAGTTGCCACCAGCGATCTCGTCGTTTTCTCTGCCCATGTACCCGTTGTACTTGGCGGTATCAAATCCAGCGCCTACGCCACCCCTGCCGATGGTTGAGCCGTAGTCGACATCGCCCATGTCTGGCATACCTGCACTCCTCCGCTTGATTTCTTCGAGGTAACGCCTTGGGAATTCACTGAAATTCATGAAGGGGTCAAGAATCCTGTATCCCAATCATAGTGAACTAGGAAGCGAGGGCTAACGCTTCCTTCTCTAGTGCGACCAAGCGCTTGTATTCGGCGACCTTCTGCAGCCACTTGAAGCGGAAACTCCGCAATTCATGGGGGCGCAAGATGAAGGACTGGACGGTCTCTGGAGTCGTGACCAACATGCCACCGAACTCGACATCGATACCAAGGGTCTCTTCGATGGCGATGGAGTAGGCGCCGAGCTGGAGACCGCACTTATTGAATTTCATCCAGCCAGAGAAGTGTGCTCGGTTCTCGTCCTTTGGGAAGTAGCGGCAATAAGGAGAGACAGAGGATTTGACGTCAGCCAGCCAGGCGACGCCGCCTCTGAGGCCGACGATGTCAGGACATCCGGAGTAGCCGTGCTCGTGGGACCAGATCCTGGAGATGCCATCTTCTCCAGTGCAGAAGTCCCATTCCTTACGGAGTGGCTTTTCAGACCAGAGAAAGCCTTCGTAGCGATCGAGGTGCTGGGCAACACCCTCCCAGTAGGGCAGGAGGTCATCGGGCAGATTGACCTCCTTGCCACGGATGTAGTCTTCGCAGGCGGCGTGGATTGCCGTCCCTCGTTTCGCTGCTGCTTCTCTTGCGCCGGGGTTGTTGAGATTCCAAGCTTGGAGCCGCTGGTTGGCTTTGGCTCCTGCTGTTTTCCCGAGAATGGAAGTTACCGAAGGGTAGACCCGATTGGGGTCATCTCCGGCCCTGTAATGCCGAACCCCGTTGATTTCGAATCGGGTCGGCGCTTGCACATAGGAATTGATTTCCTTGAGTGTAACTAGATCTCATGGGGTGAAATTGCAAGCGGCTGATTCGGAAAGCAGGGTCGTCCAATCGGGAATGGAATCAGCCAGGAGCAGCTATCACAGCAATGGCCCATAGGGCTCGCCGTCTCGGGCATGGAGCCAATCGACGGTCTCGATGTCCCTCCATTCGCCTCCGCGCTGACTCCAGCCCTGAGTCCAGGTGAAGTAGCCCTGGAGCTTTAGGCTCATGACGCCGTTCTCGTCCTCAAAGCGAGCCAGGCGATAGGCGTCGGGCAGGGTTTTGCCACAGCGTGCAGCGACAACGCCTGCGCCAATGTCAATCTGCTTGAGGGGAGCTTGGGAGTCTTCAGGTCCAGCAAGCGAAATCGTCATGGTGTTTCAGGGGTAGGTGAACTGGGTACCGGCAGGGCCCAGATGGGGAGCCAGTAGGTGAATGGGTCGCCTGCGTTCATCTTGATGAATTTGAGCTGGCACAAATCCCACCAAAAAGCCTGTGGGTTCCACGCCCAGCATCTCCCCTTTTCATCACAATCCTCCGCCCCCGGCAGCCGCTCTGAAACGGGAATGGGCTTGCGTTCAGCATCCATCTTCCAGGCTTGATGATCGCAGCCCGCCATGATTGCATTTGCGAACCAGCTGATCATCACATCCTCTCGTGATGCCATCTCAGGGCAAATCAGACAAAAGGCTTTAGCCCACAGAGCAGCGTCCGTTGTGCGATCCCAGCGAGTGCCTTCGTCGTCAGTGACGTGATCAGCCACGCCAGGCTCGGGGGTGGGCACCGGCTCGATGACGGGGTGGCCCCAGCGGGCAAGGATGGCGCGGGCTCTGTTTTCAAAAATTTCAAGCTCTTCGGCGCTATAGACACCTAATCGGAAACTTGCGGCTGCATGAACAAGTTTTTCTAGTGCATCTCTGCGCCAAAAATCCTCGCTGTAGTTTGTCGGCCCCGCACTCCTCCACCACGAAGCTGGCGGCTGGGCCAGGGATGTGGCGTTGAGCGCAGCGATCACATCTTCTATGGGCTGCATCACGCCGTCCTTCAGGATGGCAGCACCGTCCCCGCAGATGCCCTCGGTCCAGACGGGGCGATGCTCCGACACGGGCTGGTCGGGCTGGGACGGAGGTTCGCCTTTTATTTCGCCGCAGTCGCAGTATTCAGGACCTTGCTCGCACGGGCCCCCGCACTCTGCAATAGTGACTGGGCAGTAGCGATAGACCAACTCAAGCCCCTGCGGCTCCGGCTTAGCCAGTTCGGCGCGGGTGCGGTCTAGCAGGTCTTGCTCTGGATCTTCCTCCCCCCAGCCGCATTCAAGATCTTTCCGACCTTGCAGATAGTTGGCCAGTTCAGCGCACAGCTCTTTCCAATTAGCCATTTTCCAGATCCTCGGTTGCGATAGTAGACAACTGCTGGAGCAGGGTGGCGGCGCGTTCGCGCTCCGACAGTAATGGAATGGATTGCCAGTCCCGCAGTCGCCTGACCAGCTCTTCCACCTCTCCCTCCCCCAGCTCCGGCTTGATGGCGGGGTGGGCGAGGATGGCACGGGCGACCACTCCGAAATCTGACTCGTGAAGAATTCTGCTGGCGCCCACCTGCGGCTCCACCGAGGCGTAAGCCCTGATCGTCGCTACGATCTCTCCCCCTGGGCCATGGATCGACCCTCCCCCCTCCGGATCGGGCTTGGCCAGGGCGGCATCAGCCTTAGCAATCACCGGGTCGGCTGTCGAGATGTGCTTAGTGCCGTCTTCGTGGTAAACCACACGGATAGCGTTTTCAAGAGCCTCTAGCAGCTCAGCGCACAGCGCTTTCCAATCAGTCATGGCTTTGTTTCCAGTCGTTTATGGTTGGAACAATGACGCGGTTGAGAGAGGCCACAGCGCCCTCCAGTTCGGAAGCCCCAGTAGAGGGGTCTTGCAGTTCATTCCAAGTGTTAATACCCGGTCGCTGTACAGCACCGTTGTTTCTGATGTCGGCCCAGCTCCAAGATTCGGCACCGTCTACATGAAGAAGAAACTGGATTTCACTAGCTGGCAGCTCGGGATGGTTGGTTGCTCGCAGGATTTGTTGAACAGCGTCTGCGATCTCACGCTTTTGCTTGACTGAAAACATCAGCTGTGGTCTCCTTTGGTGTTGGCGAATGGATAGGCCTCCAGCTCGGCGGCGATGGCGCTTATCTTCCGAAGCATCCTGATCCGCTCAGTAAGAACCGCAACCCCAAGATCGCTACTCATGGGGGCTGGCTTGTCTTGCGCGAGTTGCTCTTCCAGGGCGAGAAGGGCTTCGGCAATAAAGCATACCTCAGGGCACTTAGGGCCTTCATGATCGGCCCGCATGTGATAAGCATCTAGTACCGCTTGCGCGGCGGAGGAGAGTTCAGTTTCAACGGTCATGGGTTGGAGATGAATTGTTGGAATGGGTGATCAGCCGTGGCAAAACCGGTCTGGCTGCCATACAACTTCAGATCTGCGATTTGCATCATGTTGCCATCCGCTCTGAGGGTTGGAAACACCAGGCGGTATGTGGTCAGTGCTGACAGCCCATCAAGGGAGACGGCTGGAGCTTCTGTCAGTCGCGCAGTGGGCAACTGCAGGCCGCCTGAGATCAGAAGATCCCAGGATCCATTTCTCTGCCCATAGATCTGGTAAGAGGCAGGATCCCTGCCGGGCATGTCATTTGCTGTGGTTACCCTGAACCCAGTGAGTTGGGTCTCTCTTAAATATGAGAACTCAACACCTGACCGAGTCCCCCCGATGTTCAGGTACTTGGTGAGGGGATCACTGTCAAACGCATTCCCCACCTGCTCGAATCTGGGAGAGTCACTAAAACCGTCGAGATCCATCGCAGTGGTTCTTGATGGTGCGGGAAGAAGCCCTGGTGCTGGCGCTGGTGCCGGCGATGGCGGAACTGGCTCAGGGGCTGGTGTTGGCGGCGCTGGTGCCGGTGGTGCAGGAGCAGGTGGCGCTGGAGTGGGAGCCGGCGAGTGGCCGTAGAGCCGTAGATCTGCGATTTGCATCATGCTGCCCTCCAGCTTCAAAGTCGGGAAGATCACCCGATAGCTCGTCAGAATTGGCAGCTCTGGCAATGCAATGCTGTTGCCAGCAGTAAGACGCGCCGCTGGCAGTTGCAAAGCACCTGAGGTGAGGAGCTGCCAGGATCCGCTCTGGAATCCATAGATCTGATACGAGGACGGATCCCTGCCAGGTGTGTCATTCGCCGTGGACAGGGAGAAAGAACCCAGACGTGTTGGGCTTGCAAAGCGCAGCTCAACGCCTGAGTTGGCTCCACCGATGTTCAGATACTTGGTGTTCACATTGCCATCAAAGGCGTTGGCCACCTGCTCGAACACCGGGGAAGCAGTGAATCCATCCAGGTCTATTGCGGTGACTGAAACCGGCACCAGTGCTCCCGGTGGAGGTGCTGGTGTTGGAGGTGCTGTTGTTGGAGGTGCTGGAATGGGAGCAGGAGCAGGTGCCGGAGCTGGTGTTGGAGCCGGAGAAGCGCCAGTTGGTGGAGTGTTCAGGAATGCCGCTACATTCAGCCGACCGCCTGTCGCCGTTCTGCCTACCAAAGAGGCTGTCGGAGTGGTACTTGCTAGCAACGCTTCTCGAATCTGTCGAGCACTGGAGTTGGGATGCTTTGCGGCGTAAAGTGCAATCGCTCCCG